ACTCAAAACGACCAGAACGAGGCATTAACACATCAGAAATTTCTTGCCAGTGCGAATCCCAACTAGACCGTTCTGTTTTTAGTGCTGAGTGCCTTTTTTTGGCGCGTTGAACATCAAACATATTTAACCGCCTAATAAAGAAGTTTTGCTGAGTTTTAGCTTTGCAGAATCAATGCCTGTTGAGCCTGTCAGCATCGTATTTGATGTTGATGTATTCGCTGTTAGCAATGACGCGATGTTTGGCTTCTTTTGATTGACCCTGTTTAATTCGCGCTCTTGCTCAGCAGCAAGTTTTGCAGCCTGTTGTATTTCAGCTTCTTGCGCTTTTTTTTGGTCTTTGCTAGCTTGATATTGTTGAATCATTGGCGCAGCAAAAACAGCCGTTACGATTGCAACCATTTTTGAGCCTCTTTGTGTGTTCTGACTGTGAGTAGTTTTGATAATGTATCTAAATCGAGATTGTCACGATTAGCGTGTACGTTGAGCCAAGCGGTATCTTCTAACGCAAGGCCGACGCGCTTAGTCATAGGTGGGGAGATGAAAATACAGGGCGCGGTGATTGTTTCTATTGATTCTTCTGTTAGGACTTTAATCTTACCGCTAATGATAATGTTAATATGCTCAGTCAAATGCAGTGCGCCAGTCAGCACTACACCAGCAGGAATCACCGCCTTTTTGATATAAATACCATCACAGAAAATATTTTCAACCTGAAACTCAGAAATATCAACCTGTGGTTGTTGTAATAAGAATTCTTCAAATTCTTCTATTTGCTCGCGCATAGACAGCCTGTCTGACTCATCAAACATGACCAAATCACTAGCACACGCAGTCAAATCACCCATAAAACAACCCAAGTAAACTATTGTCATCTCGGGTAATCGTACAGTTTTAAAGTTTTTTTAGGTTGCCAATGAAAATTGGCCTAAATTGACACTTTAAATAAGCCCAATATGGGCATATACTAAGCTCATCAAGACGAGATGATGCAGAATCAAATCTTGATAAATCAAAACATTACTTAGTGAGAACGATTATGAAAACTATCAAGCCAGTTGTATTGAGTCAGTATGATAACGCTCCTGTTGATGCTGTTGTTTACTCTTGCAATATGCAAGATGTTGTAGCCTTTTTTAACAAAAAAGGCATTAACGCTGTTTTAGTTGACGACTCAAGCACAAACCCTTGTCGCGCAGTGATTTTCGGAAAATACCTAAACATCGAATTTCAAGCATCAGGACTAGACCGTGTTCACGGTATTTCTTCGGATATTTACTGCCGAATTACATTTAAAAACGGCAATGTTGCTCTCCCTTTAAATTCTTTTAATTTTACAGTCAACAAAAACAGCAAGATTGCTGAAATTTTATTTAATTATTACTTAATCAACGCTTCAAAACTGAGTGACGATATTATCAACTCAGTAGGCGAAGATTTTGCTAAAAAATTAGAGTTACAATTTTCTTCTATTGAAGATGAAGAAATAAGTTTTGATTTTGTGGGGTAATTATCATGTTAGTTATAACTATTACAGACATGGGCAGAAACCGTTTTAGTTATGCATTAGCTCAAAACGGAAAGGTTCAAAGCATTGGACACGATGCAGGTGTTGGCCCGTCTGCTGCTGCGGCAAAAGCTATAACTTTAGCTATGTCTTATGCAAATATAAGATATGTTATTATTGCCCCTCAAGATGTCTTAGAATTTATTCCTGTTGAAATTAGAAGCGGGGTATGGACTTCAAGATAAAAAAAGCCCCGATATGCAGTCGGGGCTTTTTAAGCTGTCTATGTGACAGTAAAAGCATCAGGTTTAATTACTCATATTTCTAAGCTACCTGTGCGGTAGTGAACTAATAAGTAAATTCAGCATGAAAGCTTTTCTAAGCTGTCTATGTGACAGATAAACATTACTTAGTGAGTTATCACAAAGTAAAAACAGTTTAACCAAGGTTTATACTCATGTCAAATTTTCCCGAAGTTGGCTACACGCCAGCCAACTTACGTTTTTTGCTTGAGTCTAAAGGATGGACTCAAAAACAATTTGCTGAAAAAATCGGCGTTAATATCAGGACTGTCGGCAAATGGGTTGCCGATGTATCAGTAAAAAACCATCGTGATATGCCGTTAGAGCAATGGATGGCAGCATTAAAAATTCAATAAGGGTTATAATCACTTCTTGATGTTCTTCCACCACCAAAATCATGGCCTCGCTGTTTTTTCTGCACAGGATACGCAAACGAAATAGCTAGGCAATCAGCGCGGTTTGGGGATGGTAACAACCTAATTTTCATGTCTTTTTTTGACTCAAGCTGGATTTTTCCGTCAAGCCTTGCAACCGTCTCTGGGCTGATAATTTCATCTCTTAAAACTTGGTCTTCTGGAATGCACCCGCCTTCCTTTAACCAGTCTCGCATATTTTTCCACATCTCAGCACGTTTATTTAAACAACCAGCGTCCGAAGATTCCCCACTAAACCACACTAACATCCAATCCCTGCCTAATGTATCGCCCACTGATTTAATACCCGTACCATAACCGCCATCAATGAAAACAGCATCGGCCTGATGCTCATCTTCTAATTGCGCGATAATGTTACCCATCTGCACATCATTATCGTTTTTAGGGATAACCTTAAGTATTTTAAATACCAAACCCTGTCTTAACCCAATAACAAAGTCATCATCACCTTCCCACGCAGGGTCAATTGATAATATTTTTGGTGCGAAATTATATTGATGCTCTTTAATGATTCGACCAAATGCCGCATCGACATCGGCCTCGCCGATAAATTGTTTTGCTGACATACTCGGAAATATCCCCCTGACACGAACCTTAACAAAGTCTGAATCTACGCCGTAATCCTCTACCCATTTTTGAATCTGTTTCTTGTTTGTACCCTCAACTGTACGACTATCAATTTGGCGACATATCCAACGATGTTTATATTTTCTAAAACACTCTCTAAACCGCCCACTGTTTCGAGTTGGGTTTCCAAATGCTATCCAAATAATCTCTGTGTTTTCGTCAGTTAGTGCACCCTCGGCCACTTCCCAAACCTTATCAGCGATTGCGGAGGCCTCATCAAATATCAAAACAATACGCTTGCCTTCGTTGTGTAAGCCCGCAAACGCTTCGGTGTTGTGTTCAGACCATGGCACCATATCACACCGCCAATTTTTAGCGTGCTCTCTATCCTTTGCGACAATAGACATAGTTTGAGCATCGAACCAATCGCTTGTGATTGACAGCCTTGTCCATTTCCCAATCTCTGGGCTTGTTTTTGTTCTTAACTGGGTGTCAGTATTAGCGGTAACAACAACCTTACAATCTTCACAAGTTGACATTGCCCAATTGATAATCATGCCTATATCAGCAGATTTACCAATACCATGCCCCGATGCCGTTGCTAGCAATAAAGGCATGTATCGTGTTTCAGGATTTTGAAGATGGTTTTTAATATCTGTTAATGTATCTAATTGCCACTCCTTGGGCTGTTGATAGTTTTTTAGCTCACCAACACCCCAATCATACGCCATCAATGCCCATGTCACAGGGTCATGCGTACACTCGGCAGCTAAAGCAATTATCTGCTCATCAAGTTCACTTTTTTGCACGTTCTCTCGCTCTAGCTAGTCTGTCAGCCAAACCGCCCTCAACCTCCATTTTGATTGATTCCTTAAACGCTTGCACATCCACATGCTTGCCAATTAACTCTAAATTTCTAATTTTATCTGGCCATTTAATTTTTTTAACTAATGCCGCACTGTCGCCCAATTCAGCAACATCAATACCACTAATAAATTGCCGCCAAGTTTTAGACCATTCAGCAACAGGCTTCACTGTTCCGTCATTATTCAAAATATCCAAAACATCCATATTGTGGATTTCAACCAATTCAGACAGTACAAAATCAGCATCAATTTTTAATCGCTCATTGCGTTCTTTTTTCAATTTAGCTATCTCCTTGATAACGATTTCTGTTTTAAGCAGCCTATTTGCCATAATCCTTGCGTTTTTTTTGCCATATCCAGCCCTTACAGCCGCAGCCGCACCGTTAAAATCTTTTATGTATTCGGCAGCAAAAGTCAATCGGTTATCCGTTCTTGCCATCACCCACCTCAATTGTTTTAAACTTTTCGGCGACCTGACACCGTTTTTTATATCCGCAAATGTTTTCTATTGTAGTATGAGATACCTCAAATTTCCGAGCAAGCTCCCTAAAAGATATGCCATGCTCGATATTTAACAACCTAATATGATTAACATCATCATCTGTTAATTTTGCATTATGATGTGTTTCGCCAATTCTTCGCCCATTCTTGTTTAGTGCAATACATAATTTCACGCAGCACCTCGTTTTTATTATCTGGTCGGACAAAAATTAACTCTAACTTCAGGGCAAAACGCGGGTTGATTCGCGCAGCCAACAAATGACAAAACCACAAGCAAAACCAAAAAAATCAACGATAAATTTTTCATTTCAACGTCTCCAAAATCGTATTTATTGCCGCACCTGAATTAACCTGTTGAGTCGTAAATCTCAGCACAGTCCAGCCGTTCGCCGCCGCCCAGTTATATTTCTCGCAGTCGTTTTGATAGCCCTGCCCGCGGGTATGGCGACCACCCGACCAAGTGCCGCCCCCAACTCACGCCCTAAATCGCGTATTTCTTGCTGTAGCACTTGCGCCCGTACCAGACGTTGCTCTAAATCGTTTAAGCGGTTTTTATTCACACCACGCTTAATCAGCTCGTTTTTGATGCAGTTACGGCAATACCAGCCACCACGGCCGCCCATTGTGTCTTTGCACACAGGACAAGCGGCAAAAGTGGCGGGTTGCAGTGGAAATTGCCAAATAAAATCGGATAGCAATGTGGGGGTTGCGCGTTCTTGTAGGCTGTTCATGCTGCGCCCCTTCTTGAACGCTGACGATAATCAACCCAGTCAAAACGCAACAACAAACCATTTTCACAAACACGGCTAAAGGAACGGTCTCCGAGCAACTTTGCCAACTCTGCTTCAAATAGATTTGATGTAATGATTGTTGGTCTTTTTTCTAAATAACGCGCATCAATCAGCAAGTTAAAATAAGACTGTGCTTTTTCGTTTGTGCAATCATTCAAGCCAACTTCATCAACCAACAAAACATCGTAAGAAGCGTAATGCTCAACAATTGAGTCAATGCTTTTTGACTTGTCATCCCAAGTAGCAAAACACTCATTAACGAATTTAGCGGCTGTCACATAACGGACTCTGTGCATCGAGTGCGCCATAGTGCGAATAACAGCACAAGCTAGATGTGTTTTGCCGTTACCTGTGCGGCCAGTCATAATTAGGTTGCCCGCCGTTTTTAAATCTGTTTTTAGGCGTGACAGATAATCTTTAACAGCAACAAACGCCATTGTTTGAGCGTTTGATTCTTGCTGATAGGTCTTAAAGCCAGCATCTTCAAACATGGTGGGTATGTTGGCTTGTGCGATGTACCCAGCTCTACGCTTTTCCAATTCCTCAGCATCGCGTTTTTTATCAAGTTCAATAACAATCTCTTGGGCGCATGATGGGCAACCTAACCAACGACCAAACAATTTGTTATTTTTAAACTCGCCATGTTTTTGGCATGAATTAATTTTGTATTCAGAACACAACATTTTCATCTTCCTCCAATTCTCTTGCGATGGCTTCGCGTTCTGCTTGGGTTAGCAAGCGGTCATTAGGGTCAATTGGGAATGAATCGTTAAAGTTGCCAAAGACTTGTTTTTTTGGCGTTGGTGTTCGTTGCTGTTGAATAGATTTTGCTTGCTGTTTGGCTTGCTCACCTTTCCACCAAGTAATCCACTTAGCTAAACGTTGGTTATCAGTGAGTTGTTGTGTTTCATAATGCGAGTTGAACGAAAATAAATTTTCATCAATAAATTTTTGAGTAACTAAATTTGCGCCGAGTTTTGCGTTTAACAAATTTAAATCAGGTCGTAATTCGTCATCAAAAAAACCTCGCGAATTTTTTTCGGCCTCGCGTGTTTTAGAGTGTGAGTTAACCTCTTGTTTTAAATCTAAATCTTTATTTAAATCTAAATCTAAATCTCCCCCCTTACCCCCCAAAAGTAACGAATTGCCGTTACCAGTTTCGTTACCGTCCGTTACCTGAGCGTTACCAGTTTCGTTACCGCACGTTACTTTTTCGTTACCAGTTTCGTTACCGACGGCGTTACTTTTTTCTTTTAGTAACGCCAACTCTGCTTGACGTGCTTTGTATGCAGCTTGACGCTCTGCATTAGTTAATGCTTTTTTTGGCTTATCTTCTTGTGCTTCTTGCTCAACAACAGGGGCAGGCTCAACATTCATCAAAGGACAATACAAACGTCCATCATCATCACAAAACCAAACTGTACCTATTAGCTCTTGATACAGCTTTTGCCATTGCTTAGGAGTTTTTGCGCCGCTCATAGCAAACAATACTTTGTCATCATTGGGTAATGTGCCAAACGGCAATTGACGCGCTGCATAAGCCATTAAACGAGTATTAGCACCTTGAGCAGCCAAAGATAAACTTGTAATCATTGGATCAAGCAAATACTCAACATGAGCAAATTTAAACCACGGGTAAGACTGACTCATACCACCTCCACCAATTCGACAGACTTACAAGCAGTGTTTTTGCAAGTTTTTGTTGTCACAGGCCGTATAAAATCGAATAAGAAAGAATCTTGGCCACATTTTGCGCATGGCTGAATCGTTGGTTTTGGCTTTTCCTGCTGCACTTTGCGTAATGCAAGGTTTTTAAGTCGATGACGTTCCGTGTTCACTTAGGCCACCTCTTTTAATAAGTTTGCACTAAAAAACGACCAGCCTTGTGGGTGACACCCATCACTTTTAATTGGTGCGTTAATATCTCTTAGGCTATTTAAATCGCGCTGAATGGTTCTTAGAGATGCGACAAGGCCAAGCTCTGATAACTTGGCTTGTATTTCTTCCGTGCCAATACGGCGGCCTTTAGCTTCTGAGATAAACAACAACTCATAGAACATTCTTAGTGCTGCCCTCGATTGCGCTTTTTTGTTGACTAAATCATTTTTCTGCATAATAATTAACTCGGTTGTTTTGTTTTTGATTCACATTAAGCCCCGCTGTAACGGGGCTTTTTGTTGCCTGTTATTTACGGTTTTTAGCTTTACGCGCTAGACGCTTGGCTTTAATAACGCCTGAGCCTGTGTTTTTGCGGTTGCGTTTGGCTTTAGGTGTACGCACTGCATATTCGGCGTGTACTGGATGAGCAAATACGGGATTAAACCGATGCGGCATCAACCCCATCCCTGCTATCACTGATAAAATCGCCATTCTTTTCATCATAAGAATCTCTTTTAAAAGCATCGAATTCGACAGGATTAAAATTTTGTGTTGACTGTTATTTAGCCTTCAATCGCTTCTGCCATTTCGGCATCATGCAAACGTTGACGCAGCAAATAACCCTCTAACTGCCAAATTTTTTCACGGGCATTGTTACGGGCAATATTGCGGCCAATTTCTTCATCGAAGTTTTCAGGCGATGCACAGGCACTTTCACCTGTAACCGTGAACCCATTTTCTAAATAAAGGCAGCAGATAGTGACGGTAGTGCCGTTAAAGCGGTGGTAATCAGCACCTAAGATTTTTGAATCAATATCGGCAGGTGTTAGGCGTGGTGCGTTTAAGCCTTTGGCTTGGATTTGCTGCTCAATATCAATCTCGCTATCGTCATAACTGGAGCTGGATGCAGCAACATTTGTTGCACTTCCAACAGATGTTAGTTTTGCTTCTAGCTGCTCAGTCTTAGCGGCTTGGCCTTTTTGATAAGGCATCCAGTCCCAAGTGTCATATTTTTTGACATCTTCGCCGTCAGGCACTGTGCTAACATGACATACAGAACAGCGGCCATATTGATTGCCGCTAACATCAAATACCGCTAAATTTACGCAGTTATCGTTGTGCACAGCCGTCACAATCGCAGCACAAACACCTGATTGCCAGTCTGGAATAATTGATTGGTCATTAACGATTGCAGGCGTAAAATAAACAACACGCCCCACAGTTGGTTGAATCGGATTCATAAAAATCACTCGTTAAAATGGTGTAAATTCACCGAATTAGTTTTAATTCCATCGAATTCGATGGAATTAGAATTTTGTTGTTGTGGCCAATCCGTTTGGCGTAAAAAGTAGGTAAAAACTTACCGTTTGAAGTACTCTTTACATGGCACACTGGTAAGATGTTTTTAGGCACTGACCACCACGCCACTTTATGCCGCCATACGCTCCGCGTTTTTCACAACAACTAGAAACACTCTCGTAAAAATGCTTTTAGTTGTTGACTCTTAACGTGAGTCACTCGTCACTTTTATATTTCGTGTATTCCTGCATCTTTAAGCGTTCAAACATGACGCAAAGACCGTTTCTCAATTGTTGAGTCACCACTGAGACGGAGTGAGCCGCCTTTTAATTCCGTTGAATTCCACCAAATTAGAATTCTTGACTCTTACCAAGCGCAGCGAGTCAGTCTGCCGTCCCTATCCTTGCTCGCCCGTTTAAGCCATGTCGTCAAAATCATCTTTGCCGCCTGCAATCAAGCCGACAGCAATTGCTAGTGCCGCACAAATTGCAGCGATATAAATTAAAAATTGCTGTAATAAGCTGAGATTGTCCATTTGTTCTACTACCTTTCTTTTGTTGTTGATTTTTTGGACTATGCTTAAATCAGTCTCACCAAAGGAGGAAGTTAAGCGGCTTTTTTTCTTTCATTTTTGTATGCCATGTAAAACTCATGGTCATACCGCAATTTGCCATTTGTAATTCTGTCCAAACGCGCAGCCATTGCTTCGGGAATTACATCTGGCCAGTCATAGACGGCCTGAACGCTGATATTCAGCATTGCCGCCAACTCTTTAACCGAGCCGATTGC